ATTTATTGATGACTAAAAATATTGATTGGGATGTTGTAGACAATATGCTAATTGCAGGATGCAATGGAGTACAATGTGCTGCTGCAATTGGAGTTTGCCCAGAGACATTATATCTAAGATGTCAAATTGAAAAGAAATTTGTCTTTACCGTCTATGCTCAAGAAAAAAGAGCTCATGGAGATGGACTTCTTCATGCAGCCCAATTCCAGAAGGCATATAAGGACAAAAATCCTACTATGCTAATTTGGCTTGGAAAGCAGAGATTAGACCAAAAAGACGGTGATCATGATCTTAAAGAAGCTCCAAATCAACCTGAAATAGATAAAGATCATATTATCATGTCACAAGCTCATAAAATACTAGAATTAGAGGCAAATGTCAACCAGCCCAAAACAGAATAAAAGTTTCCATGAATCTACGAAGAGATTCAATATTTGGGTTGGCGCTGTTTCTTCTGGTAAGACGTTTTCGAGCTTGGAAAGATTGATCTATGATCTAAAAAATGGCCCTGCCGGTGATGTAATGATTATTGGAGTCAATCGAGGAGCCATTCAGCGAAATATATTACACCATTTATACGGGAGATTAGGTTTCCCATGTCCGACAGAAAAAGCACAGATGAGTCGATTATACGGCAGAAATGTGTGGTTTGTGGGTGCCCCAGATGTTTCGGCAGTCTCTACTATTCAGGGCTCTACACTAGCACTTGCGTACGTGGACGAAGCGACGAATTTACCAGAGCCGTTCTGGCTCATGCTAATCAGCCGACTACGAGTTCCAGGAGCAAAACTACTGGCAACATGCAATCCTGAAGGGCCTGCACATTGGCTTAAGAAGGACTTTATTGAAAATCCAGAACTTGATCTAGCTCATTGGAATTTTAATCTAGAAGACAATCCAACATTAGATGAAGCATATAAGACTCAATTAAAGGCTTCATATCATGGTATGTGGTACAACAGATATATTTTAGGAGAGTGGGCATTAGCGCATGGTGCGATATATGATAACTACGATAAGACAAATGAATATCAAAATGACTTCCCTGCGCCTAATTATTATATCGTTGGCGTGGATTATGGAACTACAAATGCGACAGCAGCTGTTCTTTGTGCAGTATCGCCAAACAAATGGCCTCAAATACGAGTGGAGCAGGAATATTACTATGATTCAGCTAAGAAAGGACGATCGAAAACAGACCAAGAATTGGTTAGAGATATCAAAGATTTTATTGGATATAAGAACGTATCTGCTATTTATGTCGATCCAGCAGCCGCAAGCTTTAAAATCGCCCTTAGGCAAGAAAATCTACCAGTACTTGATGCAAACAATGATGTTTTATTGGGTATCAAAATTACCTCTAAATTCATTGGAGGTAAAAATATAGTCATTCACAAAGGCTGTACGACATTACGGGAGCATATTCAATCTTATGCATGGGATTCAAAAGCAGCTGATAGAGGAGAAGATAAGCCAGTGAAGAAGAACGATCATATACTTAATACGCTCCGCTACGCTGTATGCAGCGCTTTTCCTCAAGGTGAATTTAGCCATCCAGATGAAAATTTAACAAGCGAACAGCTAAAAAGAAAGATTTATGGTGATGATAGATTAGATGGATTTGGAGGAAATACCGGATATTTTTAAAAACATTCCTAATTAATCTGTTCTATGCCAATATGAAATTTTATATTCATAGGTGTAAAATTGCCTTCTTACGGTGGTGAATACGGTTCTCAGTTTTATTTAGACGGAAATTCTAACGATAGCAAGAATATTCGCTCAATGATGGATCATTTCTATCAGACTTCATATCCACAAAATGCATCATACTGGCAGCAGGGCGCCATCGACAAGCGTTTTAAAGTGGGTGATCAAACACTTTACAATATGATGTATCAATCTTCTTCTGCCAATCAAAGACGATTCTTTTTTAATCTCATACGGCGTCATGTAAATATGATCTGTGGATTCCAAAGAAAAAATAGAAAATCCACAGTTACAGTTCCTAACCTAGACAATGATCCGCTTTCAGACGAGTACAATTCCGTGTTAAAATGGAGCGAAAATAGAGATGGATTTCAAGAATACCTTTCACAAGCTTTTGAAGGATCCTGCGACACAGGTATGTCTTTATTACATTTGTATCCCGATTACACTCTTGACCCTATCAGCGGCGATCTTTTTACTGACCAAGTTTCATATAATAACTTTCTGATTGACCCCTATTTTCGTAAGCAAGATCTCACTGATTGCACATTTATTTGGCGCCGTCGATGGGTTAATAAGCAGGCTGCAAAAGCTTTGCTTCCTGGATTTGCGGATAGAATAGACAAATTGAAAGCTTCTGGCATGAAAGATGGAAGATTTCCTCTGCAAGCGGAGTTGCTTAATTTAGACACGAATCGCTTATTCCCATATGATGAGTGCTATTATAGGGATACAAGAGAAGCAACTATCGTTCTTGATCCTAAAACAGGAGAGTCTGTTGAATGGGAAAAAGACGAAGAAGATACAGACGAAATAATGGAAATGACCTTAAGACAACAGCCTTGGCTAGTTGTTATGAAAAAGCAAGTTCCCACTGTAAAATTAGCGTTATGTTTGGCAGGTACGGCTCTTTATGATGGCCCAAATCTTCTTAATATTGATGCTTATCCTTTTGTGCCTTCTCTTTGTTATCACGAGCCAGATATTCAATCTTACGCATGGAGAGTACAGGGAGTTATTAGGAATCTTCGTGATGCTCAATATTTGTATAATCATAGAAAAGTTATTGAGCTTGAGATTTTAGAAAGTCAAATAAATTCAGGATGGATTTATCCGATTGATTCCGTGACAGATCCAAAAGCGTTTAGACAGTCTGGACAGGGATTTCTAATTCCTTTAAAAGCTGGTCATCTCCCTAATGAAATACAGCGAGTTACAGCTCCTGATATACCGCAAAGCATGATGGAGCTTTCTAGAGGACTTGCAGATGATATAACTAAAATATCTGGTGTTAATGAAGAGCTTTTAGGGTCTGCCACAGATGATAAAGCTGGAATATTAGCAATGTTAAGACAATCTGCTGGCCTTACAACTCTTCAAACGATATTGGATAAGTTAGATTATACTCAAAGGCTTTATGGACAAATACGTCTACAAGCTATTAGAAAGAATTTTTCTAAAGGTAAACTCACAAGCATTTTGGGTCATGAACCATCCGAGCGTTTTTTCACTGCTTCATCACTTAAATATGCTATTGCTGTAGAAGAAGGAAACTACTCTACAACTCAGCGGCAGATGGAATTGCAGCAATTACTGCACTTTAAAGAGCTTGGAATGGGCATACCAGACAAATCTATTCTCAGGGCTGCATTTCTTACAAATAAACAGCAAGTCATGCAAGACATGGAAGAGCAGGCTCAACAGCAGCAAGAAGCTCAACAGGCACAAGCAGAACAACAGCAGAAAAAAGATAATGCAGAAGTAATGACTAAATATGCAAAAGCTAAAGTTGATATGGCTCGAGAAAAAGATTTAATTGCATCTTCATATGAACGTATGGCAAATATGTTAGAAAAAGAGGCCAAAGCCGAACATGAGCAAGCCAAGGCTGATTTAGATTTAGTAAAAGTTATGATAGAACTTGAAGATATGGATTTTGCTAATTTAAAAAATTCATATGAAATGGCTATGCAAATCCGTGATGCTACGGAGAAAAGAGAATCGGAAAAAATGAGCCAACAGGTTGTTGGTGTTTAAATCCTTGGAGGGATTATGAAAGAGAGAGAAAAAGGCGGAATGCGTTCCGCTAAAATGCCAAGTGAACAAAAAGAAGTTGACCAAGGAAAACTTGGTTACACAAGCAATCTAAAATATGCTACTGAATTTGGCAATCCGGAAGATATGGATCGCGCTAGCGAAGGGCTGGCGAATTATGTTAAAAAGAAACAAATGAAATACTAGAGGCAACATGGCATCTAGAAGAAGTCCTGGGGTTGATCCACTTGGTCATCCCCCTTTTAGTAAAATAAGCTTAGAAGGCCCTAAAAAGCATCATGATTTCCATGGAACTGATGCATCAATTCCTGCAAAAGAAAATAAGCGTGCTATTCCGGGGGAACATTGGGAAGTAGGCTACAATCTTTGTGAGCCTTCACCAAATATGTATGCAACGAG